ACGACCAGCTAAGATATTTTAAGAATAAAGATACTTATGTATATAGTAATAAAACTGCAAGTGAACTTGTAAAAATGTTGGCTAAAGATTTTAATTTAAAATACAATGTCATAGAAGACACTAAGTATAAAATCTCTAGGATAGAGGAGAATAAAACTTTATTTGATATGATACTAACTGCACTTGATGATACTTTAAGAGAGAAAAAGGAAATGTATGTTTTATATGATGATTTTGGAAGAATAACTCTAAAAAATGTTGCATCAATGAAATTAGATACTGTTATGAATAATGATGTCATAGAGGACTTTGACTATAATTCAAGTATAGATAGTGATACTTATACAAAAATCAAACTTGTAAGAGACAACGAGGAGTCAGGAAAAAGGGATGTGTATATTGCTCAAGATTCAGCTCACATGAGAAGTTGGGGAATACTTCAAATGTTTGAGACAGTTGATAAAAATATGAATGAAGCAGAGATAAAACAAAAGTGTGATATACTTCTAAAACTATATAATAAGAAAACTAAGTCATTAAGTTTAAAAAATGCACTTGGTGATATTAGAGTGAGAGCAGGTTGTTTAATACCTGTTTTTTTAAATCTAGGAGATATTGAATTGCAAAATTATATGTTAGTTGAGAAAGTAAAACATACATTTGAAAATAATTTGCACTTCATGGACTTGACACTTGTTGATGGAGACGAATTTGCTTCTTATTCTTCAAGCTCATATAGTAGTGGAAATACTAATAATAAAAATGAGAAACAAAATGGTCCTGCACAAAGTACTACAAGTAAAGAAGACAATGATATGATAAATAAATTAAATAAAGTATTTAAAAATAAGTTATCAAATACAGGAAATATATTTGTTAAATATTCTAATGCTTACAAAGTCAATGCAGCTTTAATGGCTGCTATTTCTATACATGAAACTGGTAATGGAAGTTCTTCACTTTGCAAAAATAAAAATAATTTCTTTGGTATGAAAGGGATGTCTTTTAGTTCTGTAGATGAAGGGATAAAAAAAGGTATTAGCAATTTATCAAGAAATTATATCCATACAGGAAGAAAAACATTAGAGCGTATTAGAGACAAATATGCACCTCTTTATGATAGCCCTCTTAATAAAGATTGGGTACCAGGAGTGGGCAAATTTTATAAACAAATAACAGGAAGTACTTATAATTCTAATAGTGCAGGCACAGGAGTTGGAAGTAATGAAGAAGCAGAAAAGAATTTAAAAGATTTAACTTATCAAGTTCAAAACAATAATTCTAATACATCAACAAACAATAATAATAAAGTAAGTAAAGTTATTCAAGAAGCAAAAAATCAACTTGGCAAGCCTTACAAATGGGGTGGTAATGGTCCAAAGAGTTTTGACTGTAGTGGTCTTATGGTGTGGGCATTTAAAAGAGGTGCAGGAATAAATCTCAAAAGAGTTTCAGCAGACCAATCAAAAGATAGTAGAGGAAAACTATTATGTAACATAAATGATGTAAAAGCTGGTGATTTAGTATTCTTTGCATACAACAAAGGAAAAGGAAATGTACATCATGTTGGACTATATATAGGAAATGACCAATATATTCATGCTCCACAAACTGGTGACGTAGTAAAAATAAGTAGTTTAAGTGGTAGACAAAAGAAAAAGCATGATTTTGCAAGAGCTAGAAGATTCTTTTAAGTGAGGTGATAAAGTGTCACAAGAATTATTGCAAATAATTAAGAAGGCTGCAATGGATGCAGTAGAAACAAGCAATCCAATGCAAATTGCATTTGGAACTATAGAAAGTGTTAATCCTTTGATAGTTAAGATAGAACAAAAAGCATCTTTTGAAGAATTTTTTCTAATACAAACAGAGACTTTTAAAAGATATACAGATAAAAAAATAGGGGATAAATTAGTCTTAATTAGGATGCAAGGAGGACAGCAATATTTGATTTTAGATAGGATGTGATGAGGTGTTACCAAGCGATAATTTGGATTATGACATTGAAGATGTATCAATAATTAATTTTGATGTAAGGCAAGAACCAAGTAAGACCTTTAAATTAAATATAGAAAAATCTAAGATAGATGGTATTTGTGATGATGTTGAAGCATTAAAACAGACCATCTTTTTAATTTTAAACACTGAAAGGTATGAGCACCTCATTTATTCTTGGAATTATGGAGTCGAGTTGAACGACCTTATTGGAGAACCTATATCCTTTGTAATCCCCGAACTTGAAAGACGAATCAAAGAAGCACTAATTCAAGATGATAGGGTTGAAAATGTAGATAATTTTGAATTTCAAAATGTAAAAGGAAAAGTACATTGTAAGTTCACAGTTTACAGTAAATATGGAAATATAAAAGCAGAGAAGGTGGTGAGTGTATAATTGTTTGAGTTAATGACATTTGAAAATATAATTAAAAGAATGTTAGATAGTGTACCAGATACTTTTGATAAAAGGGAAGGGTCTATAATATATAATGCTCTTGCTCCTGTTGCTATAGAACTTACAGAAACATACATTGCCATGGATGAATTACTAGACCAAACTTTTGTAGATACTGCTAGTTATTACTATTTAGAGAAGAGATGTAAAGAGAGAGGTATTACACCTTTACCTGCAACCAATACAATTGCAAAAGGAGTTTTTAACATAGATATTCCACTTGATTCTAGGTTTAATCTAGGAGAGTATAATTATATTGCAATTGAAAGGGTTAGTGAGGGAATATATAAGATGAAATGTGAAACTGCTGGACCTATTTTTGAACTTGGTCAGTTGATTCCAATAGAATATATAGATGGGCTTGAAACTGCTCAGTTAACTGAAATATTAATTAATGGAGAAGATGAAGAATCAGAGGACAGTCTAAGACAAAGATACTATGATAGTTTAAATTCACAATCATTTGGTGGAAATATACAAAATTATAAAGATGAAGTTAACAAAATACAAGATGTTGGAGGAGTTAAAGTTTATCCTGTTTGGAACGGTGGAGGTACTGTTAAGTTAGTAATAATTAATTCTAATTTCAAAGTACCAAGTACTGATTTAATTAACTTAGTACAAGAAGAAATTGACCCAAATCCGAAAGGAGAAGGTCTTGGATTAGCACCAATTGGACACAAAGTAACTGTTACAGGAGTTATGAGTACAACTATAAACATAAGTACTACAATAACATATAAAAATGGCTACACTTGGGAGAATATAAAATCAATTGCAGAAGAAGCAGTTGATGACTATTTAAATGAACTTAACATGAGTTGGGAAGATGAAGAAAACTTAATAGTCCGTATATCTCAGATAGAAACTCGTTTGTTAAGTATAGATGGAGTGTTAGATATTACAAACACAATGATAAATGAGGTTAAATCTAATCTAACAATAGATAGTAACAGCATAGTAGTGAGAGGTGATGTAGTTGGATAAAGAGATTAATCTAATAAATTACTTACCACAAGTTTTGCAAGATAAAGAAGAGTATATAAAAGTATTTAATGCAGAAAACAAAGAAATAAAAACATTACATGATAAATTAGATGATGTCTTAAATGACCAGTTCTTAGAAGATTTAACTCCAAGTGGTGTGAAAAGATGGGAAAAAATAATGTCTATAACTCCCAAATCAAATGAAACTTTAGAGGATAGAAGGTTTAGGATTTTTAGTAGATATATAAGTAAATTACCCTATTCAGAGAGATTTTTAAGAAATTGGTTAGACAATATTGTTGGAGAAGGAAACTATGAGTTAACTATTAACAATTCTACTTATAACATACATTTAGAGAGTGATGCTAGAAATCAAGATTGGTTTGAAGAAGTTCATTCTTTTGTAAGTAGCATCAAACCTTGCAACATGAGTCTTGATTATACTAGAGTGTTAGTTAGTAAAGACAATTATATGAATTTTGGTATAACAACCCTAATGGGTCAAGAAATAACTATATACCCTTGGAGTCCACCAGATATAGAAACTTATGGAGAAATTGATGTATTAACTGGCAATGGAGTTGGATACCAAGAGGTAACAATATTTTAGGAGGTGATATATTGGCTATAGATAAAAGTTATTACACTATAATTACAGATGTAGGGAAAGCAAAGATAGCAAATGCAAGTGTCACAGGTAATAAAGTGGGATTTGTAAAAATTCAACTTGGTGATGGAGGAGGGAGTGAATATACTCCAACTGAGAGTCAGACAGCTCTCAAAAATGTGGTATGGGAAGGCAATATTGGAAATACAACTACAGATGAAACTGCACCAAATTGTATAATATTAGAGAGTTTAATACCATCAAGTGTAGGCGGGTTTATGATAAGAGAAATAGGATATTTAGATGATGAAAATAATTTAATTGCCATTTCTAAATACAAAGAGTGTTATAAACCTTCTATAGAACAAGGTGCAGTGGTAGACATGAAGGTTAAAACTGTGCTTATTGTATCTAATGTAAATAATATAGAACTTAAAATTGACCCAACAATAATCTTTGCAACACTCAAAGATATACAAGACTTAGAAACTAAAATAGGTACTGTTAATACTAAAATTGATACAACTAAAACAGAATTAAAAAGCAACATAGAAACTGCTAAAACAGAAATTGACGAGAAAATAGGGGATACAACACAACTTACTACAACAGATAAAACAAATATAGTTGGTGCATTAAATGAGGTAAAAACTAGTGTAGATAGTATAGAAACAACAGCAGAGAAAACAAGTTATAATAATGCTACAAGTAAACTTACTGCTACTACTGTGCAAGGGGCAATAGAT